AGCGCTACACCGCCGACGGCGCCGGGCTTGTCACGCTCGCCACAGCCGCCTCCAACGTCGTCATCGGCCTGGGCTACTCGGCACCGTTCCAGAGCGCGAAGCTGGGCGTGCAAGGCCAGGGCTCGATGCTCAACCAGCAAAAGAAGATCGGCCACATCGGCCTCGTCCTGGCCGACACGCACCGGCGCGGCGTGCGCTTCGGGTCGTCCTTCGATTACCTCGACGACATGCCGCTGATCGAAGACGGCGCTCTCGTCACGCAAGAGGTCGAGGCGGACTACGACCAGAACCTGATCGAATTCCCCGGAACCTGGACCACCGACATGCGCGTGTGCATCGTCGCCCAGGCGCCGAGGCCGGCCACCGTCATGGCCATCACCCTCGATGAGGTGCAAAACAGCTGATGGGACTCTTCGACAGCTTCGTGGCTTCGATGTCGGGTACCGACGACACCGGCCTGTCCACCGTGCCAACCGCTGACCGCGCGCCGTTCAACCTGAACGCGGTGGGCGGATCGCTGGACGCGTTCGGCCAGGCCGCCGGCGGCGTCAGTCACGTCATGTTCGGGATCCAGGCTCGCCAGGCCGCCCAGTTCGAAGCCGCGCAGATGCGCCAGAACGCGAACACGGCCGAGGCCGCGTCACAGCGCACCGCCTCCGACATCGACCGCCAGACTCAGTTCGTCACCTCGCGTGCGCTGGCGGTGGCTGCTGGCAGCGGCGGCGGTGCCTCAGACCCCACGGTCGTCAACCTGATCGCGCGCGACGCTGGCGAGGGCGCCTATCAGAAGCAGCTCGCGCTGTACGGAGGCCGGGACCGGGCGCGGCTGGACAACGAGCAGGCCGACGCCAAGACGTTCGAGGGGAAATCGACCTTCGACAACTCGCTGCAGGTGGGCGCGGCGGCCTATGGTGGCGCAGCGGCCAACCTGCTCAAGAGCCAGGCCAAGGGCGCATCTCTGTTCCAGCGCTTCGGCGGCGGCGGCCCGCAGGTGGGCGCCGGCGGTGATGACAGCATGGGCGGCGGCGGGATGAGCTGGCACGGCGGATCGGGAGGCTTCTGATGCCTACGATGCCAGACGTCAACTCGTTCGGCGGTAGCGGCACGCCGCAGCCCGCCGGCGGCGTCGCCGCATTCGAGCCGCCGAACTGGCGCCAGGTCGGCATGGCCGGCCAGGAGATCTCCGGCGCCGGCCGCGACCTGCAGCAGGCTGCCGACACCGTTGCCCAGACCAACGAACGCCAGGACACGATCGTTGCTCAGTCAGCCGCCAACTCGCTGCGCCAGTCGTCGATCGGGTTGCAGTACGACACGAATGGCGGATTCGCGAACGTGAAGGAGGGCGGCACCGTCGGCCAGCAGTTCGTCGACACCTACGCGGATCGCTTCGCCAAGGCGCAGCAGGACATCCGCGCCAACCTGACCACGCCCAACCAGCAGCGCATGTTCGACCAGCACGCCGAGGTCGTTGGCATGCAGTTCAAGCAGCAATTGCTCGAGCACCAGGCGCGCCAGACGGATCTATTCAACGACACGACCGCCAACGACACCGTGACGCTGGCGCTGCGCAGCATGGCCTCTCGGCCAACAGACGAGGTGAACTTCCAGACGCAGATGCTGGCGATCGGCTCGACCATCGACAGCATCGGCGCCCGCAAGGGAATGCCACCCCAGGCCGTGACTGCGATGAAGCTGCAGTACTTCGACGCGGCATACGGCACGCGCATCCAGTCGATCGCCAACGGAATTCCGGGCGTCGTCCAGGCCGACCCGTACAAGGCCGAGGCGATGTTCAAGCAGGTGCAGGACCAGCTGGGGCCGAATGCGCAGATCGGCCTGGCGCGCGACGTCCAGAACGCAATCCGGCCGGTTCAGCAGCGCGACCTCGCTACGAAGATCGTCAACGGCCAGATGCCCACCAGCCCGGACATGCTCTGGCACGTGGCGGCCGGTACCTCACCGATGGCTGCGATCGTCGAGCGCATGGAGAGCGGCGGCGACACCAGCGCGGTCAGCACCAAAGGCGCGAAGGGCGCCATGCAGGTGATGCCGGCCACGTCCACCGATCCAGGCTTCGGCGTCAGGCCAGCGCAGGTCGGCGTCGACGGCAAGCCGCTGCCAGGCGAGTTGGAGCGCGTGGGCCGCGACTACCTCGGCGCCATGACCGCACGCTACGACAACCCGGCGCTGACGCTCGCCGCCTACAACGCAGGGCCCGGCCAGGTCGACAAGTGGATCCAGAAGTTCGGCGACCCGCGCATCGGACAGATCAGCACCGCCGACTGGGCCGCGAAGATCCCGTTCGACGAGACGAACAAATACGTGGCGAACGGCCTGAAGCAGCTCGGCGACGCGCACGCGGCCGTCGCAGCGCAGGACGCTGGCAAGACGAATCCGGCGCAGTTCGCTGGCACGACCGGCGCCGACGGTGCGCTGCCGCCGGTAGCAGCACAGGCCCAGCCCCAGGTGCCGACCGCCAACGACCTCAAGACCCGACTGCCGTCCATGATGGCCGCCGCGCGCGACTCGTGGCTGCAGATGTACCCCAACGACATCGTGGGCGCTGATGGTGCGGCCACCCGTGTGGCCAGCTACGGCCAACTCACGATTGCCGCCCAGCAGGCGCAGCAGGAAAGCGCGCGCGACACGCTCACCCGCGGCCTGGTCGGCGCCGCGCCTGATGGCTCGCAACGCGCGACTACGATGGATTCGCTGCTCGCCGACCCGTCAATGAAGGCGGCCTGGAATTCGGCGACGCCCGAAGTCCAGATGGCGATCCAGGACCGCATGAAGGCCGGCGGCGATCCGCCGCGCACGGCCGCGACGCAGGGTCTCGTCTACCAGTTGATGGGCCAATTCGCCAACGACCGGCAGGGCTTCGCCAATCTCGACCTCACGCCGCTGATCTCCAAGCTCCCCTTCGCCGACTTCGACAAGCTCACCGGGCTGCAGGTGGCGGCGCGCAACAAGGCAGATCTGGACGCAGACCGGTCCACCAACATGCTGCACGCGCTTTCGCTGGCCACCGACTACGCGCTGCGCCCGGCCGGTATCAAGGTTCCGGACAAGAACACGTCGGCCAGCTCCGACATCGCCAAGAACTTCAATCAGTACACCGGCGCGCTCGGCCAGGAACTCGACACCTTCCACGCGAAGAATGGTCGTCGCCCGAACGACCAGGAGATCATCGCCATGGCCAAGGGCTTGACGACAAACGTGCAGACGCCGGGCCGCTTCTGGGGCAGCAACGACACGCCGGCCTACCAGATCACGCCAGAGACCGCGGGCAGCGTCAAGGTCGCCGTCCCGCCGGACTTCCGCGCGGGGATCGCGCCAGCCATCAAGGCCAAGAGCGGCAAGGATGCGACCGAGGCGCAGATCCAGACCGCGTACCTGCTGCACCTGAACTCGACGCTGGCGGCCCACTGACATGCCGCAATCGATCGACTTCGACTCGCTCGCCTCGCAGGCTACCGCGCCGGCTGTAGCCGCGCCGCTGCCGGCCAGCACGAACTACGACGACATGGCCGGACAGGTCATTGACATGCAGGCCGCGTCCGACCGCGTCCGCGCGCAGAAGAACCTCGCGCTGGCCCAGGGAAGCAACCCGGACGCGGAGGCCAAGGCACTGGCTGCCTCGAAGACGCTGGGCATCCCGCAGCCGGCGGCCTCGGCCAACCTGCAGGAGGCTGCGCAGTCCGCGCAGCAGGTGCAGAACAACCAGACGCTCGCCGCCGCCCCGGGCTTGTCCGCATTCATCGGATCGAACCCGCTGGCCGCGCGCCTGGCGCAGGACGACTTCGACAAGCTCGGCACGCTCGACCGGATGTGGACAGCGCTGAAGACGGGCATGTCCACGGCCATCGATTCCAACGCGCTGGGCCGGCTCGGCGAGGTCAAGCAGGTGGCGTCGATCTTCGGCGCCGCGACGCCTGGAACTGACCAGGCCATCGAGACCACGAGCGGCCGCATCGCTGCGACGCCGAAACTGACCGGCGGCCTGGGCACTGTCCAGAGCTTCGCTGGCTTCATCGCTGGCCTCGTCGACAACGCGGTGCAGGGCGGCGGCAAGGGCGCAGTCGCCGGTGGCGTGATCGGCGCTGCCGCGGGTGCGCCAGCCGGTGGCGTTGGGGCGATCCCTGGTTCGATCGCCGGCGCAGCGACAGGCGGAACGATCGGCTTCAACCTCGACATGGCGCAGGTCGCGGCCGGCAATGCCTACCTCAAGATGGGCCAGATGCGCGGCGCCGACGGGCAGCCGCTGTCCGAGGCCGGCAAGCAGTTCGGCGCGATCTTCACCGGCGCGGCGACCTACGCGCTGGGCACGTACGGCAGCGCGATCGAGAGCAAGCTGCTCAGCGCCGGCGGCGCCGAGAAGATTGCGCAGCAGGCGGTCGAGCGCGCGGTGCAGACGCCGACCTTCGCGCGGGCGCTGGCGTCGCTGGGCGTGGGCACCGCCAAGGGCGCGGCGGCCGGCGCCACCTTCATGACCGCGATGGAGGCCTCCAACATCGTCGGCGAGCAGATCGCCAAGTCGCTGTCGGCTGGCGACTTCGGCACGGACACCACCGAGCTCGTCAACCGCCTGTCCGACGCCGCGATCAACGGCGCGCTGATGGTGGGCGGCCTGCACGCCACCATCGGCGGGATCGGCCTCTATGGCGACTTCCGCGCCGCGCAGCGCGCGCAGGGCCAGGTCGCGATGTTCAAGAACATCCTCGACGGCTCGGCCGACTCCAAGACGCGCGAGCGCGACCTGGGCATGTTCCAGCAGTTCATGCAGGCCCAGACCGACGGCACGCCGGTGCAGGACCTGCACATCTCCGCGGCCAAGATCCGCGAGCTCTACCAAGGCGCCGCGGTCGAACCGTCGCTCCTCGAGGCCGGGCGCGACCCGATCTTCGGGTTCGTCCCCGACATGGCCAAGCAACTCGCCGAGGCCGAGGCCAACGGCGGCGACGTCGTCATCCCGACGGCCGACTTCGTCACGCACCTGGCCGGCTCGCCGATCGCCGACAAGCTGCTCCCCGACATCCGGGTGGGCGCCGACGCGATGAGCCTGAACGAGGCCAAAGCGTTCCAGAAGGAGTACGAGGCCCGCGTCAAGCAGGCGGTCGACGACGCTGCGGGCGCGGAACAGAAGCCGGATTCGGCGCAACAAATCGCCGATGACGTGCGACAAAGGGCCATCGCCGCGGGACGACCGGAGGCAGAAGCGAGCCGCTACGGCCAGATCTTCGCCGCCCGCTACGTCGCGCGCGCCGAGCGCCGCGGCCTGGGGGAGGATCCGGCCGTGCTGTACAAGGCCGAGGGCGCCAAGATCGGCGACGAGTCCTCTGACGTCGGTGGACGCACCCTGAACCAGTCGAGCCGAGGGGATGACGTTTGGTTTCATGGCACCAGTTCCGATGTCAGCAAGTTCGAGCGCATCGAAGGCGGCAACATGTGGGGTCGCGGTTACTACCTGACCGACGACCCCGGGACAGCCAGCGGCTATGCAACAGGAACCGCAGGAGGCCGCATCGCCCCGAAGGGTGATGCCGCACCAAACGTGATGCCGGTGCGTGTGGCTCCCGGCGAGATTTTCGACATGGCCGCGCCAGTCAGAGCCGCGACGATCAAGCGTTTGAAGAAAGCCTCGGGAGCGGACCTGTCGGATCAGATGTGGCCCGGCATGCGCAATCGCGACCTGCGGCAGCTCCTTTCCGAGAATTTGGAGGGGGGCGATGAGGCCGCCAACCTGGCACTTCAGGATGCCGGCTTCAAGGGAATCTCGGAGGATTCCAAGATCGCAGGCCCAGGCCGAACGCTGATGGTCTTCAACGCGGACGACATCAGCAGCGACATCACTGGCAAGGTGCTCGCTCAGGGCGAGCGTGGAAAGATTGCGTTCAACGACGCCGGAGCCACGATCCACCTGTTCGAGAAGGCCGACAGCTCGACGCTCATCCACGAATCGGGACATGCGTGGCTGGAGGAACTGGCGGCGGATGCCGGTGCGAAAGATGCGCCTCAACAACTGCGCGACGACGATGCTGCTGTGCGCGCTTGGCTCGGCAACGACGGCGGCGAGTTCACGACCGAGCAGCACGAGCAGTTCGCGCGCGCCGCCGAGGCCTACCTCATGGAGGGCAAGGCGCCCAGCCGCGCGCTGGCCCGCGTCTTCAGCCGCTTCAAGCAGTGGCTGACGAAGATCTACCGCACCGTCGCCGCGCTCGACACGCCCATCAACGCCGACATCCGCGGCGTGTTCGACCGGCTGCTGGCCACCGACGCCGAGCTGGCGGAGGCGACGAAGTCCACCGGGCTGGAGCCGAACTTCACCGACCGCAAGCAGGCCGGCATGACGCAGGCCGAGTGGGGCGCCTACACGCGCACGATCGACCGCGCCAACCAGCAGGCCGAGTCCACGATGCTGGACAAGATGATGGCCACCGTGCGGCGCCAGCGCACCGCCGAGTACCGCGCCGAGCGCGCCCAGGTGGCCGACGAGGTCGCCAAGACCGTCGACGCGCGGCCCGACATGCAGGCGCTGAACCTGCTGCGCAGCGGCAAGATGCCCGGCGGCGAGGATCTGGGCGAGCGCATCCGGCTGAACACGAACTTCGTGACCGAGGTCTACGGCAAGGACGGCGTGGCCGCGCTGCCCAAGGGCATCACCAGCAAGGATGGGTTCGACCCGGCCTACGTCTCGGAGATGCTGGGCTTCGACTCGCCCGACGAGATGGTCCGCGGTCTGCAGTCGCTCGAGGCCCAGCAGCGCGAGATCCGCCAGGCCGAGGGCGAGCGCCGCGGCATCCGCGAGTACCTGATCGACCAGGAGACCGATGCGCGCATGGCCGAGCGCAAGGGCGAGCTGACCGACGAGGCCTCGATCAAGGACGAGGCGGTGGCGGCGCTGCACGGCGAGGGCCAGGCCGAGCTCCTGGCCACCGAGCTGCGCTACCTGCGTCGCCAGGGCGCCCAGGCGCTGCTGGACCAGGGCAAGCGCCGCGCGGAGGCCGGCACGCCAGAACCGACAGAGGGCGACGCCGCGCTGAAGTCCGCCCAGTGGAACGAGCAGGCCGAGAAGGACATGGCCGCGGCGCTGCGCGAGTCGGTCACGGTGACCAGGCCGATGCTTGAGGCGATGCGCGCGCGCGTCGACGAGCTGCTTGCCAACAAGTCGACCGCCGAGATCGGACGGTTCAACAGCTTCCTGCGCGACGAGCGCAAGGCCGCGCGCGAGGTGCAGGAGGCGATCCTCTCCAAGGACTGGGCCGGCGCGGCCGCCGCCAAGCAGCGCCAGATCGTCTCGCACATCCTCTACACGAAGGCGCGCGCGGCCGCCGCCGAGGTCGAGCGCGGCACGCGCAACTTCGAGCGCGCGGTGGCCAAGCCTGCGTTCAAGAACCTGGACAAGGAATACAACGACCAGATCCAGGACCTGCTCGGCCGGTTCGGATTCGACGCCGGCCGCGGCGAGGAGCTCCAGCGCACGAAGGGCGGCACGCTGCAGGAGTTCGTCGAGCGCAAGTCGGCTGAGTCGGGCATCGAGCTGCAGGTCGACCCCGCGCTCTACGACTTCGCGGGCAAGCCTGTAGGCGACCTGACGCTCGCCCAGTTCCGCGCGCTCGACGAGGCGGTGCGCTCCATGCAGGAGCTGGGCCGCGGCGAGAAGATGATCGAGGTCGACGGCGTCCAGCGCGAGTTCACCGAGGTGCGCGACGAGGTCGTCGCTGCCATCCGCGACCTGGGCGAGCGGGCTAAGTCCGACTTCTACGACCCCAAGGACGCCGGCGCGCGCGCGGCGTTCGCCGAGAAGCTGTTCGGCACCCTGCGCGGCATCGACGCGTCGCTCACCAAGCCCGAGGCGCTGTTCGACCAGATCGACCGCGGCGACCCGCTGGGCATCATGAACCGCGCCGTCTTCCGACGCCTGAAGGAAGCGCAGCACCGGGAAGACCGCACCCAGGACGTCGCCTCGAAGTCGCTCAAGGCTGCGGTCGACGCCGCCGGCAAGGGCTGGCAGAAGCGCCTGCGCGATGCCGTGCCCGACGACCCGAACCTGCGCAACCCCGAGACCGGCCGACCGATGAAGCTGACGCGCCAGCGCATGCTGTCGATGGCGCTGAACTGGGGCAACGAGGGCAACCGCGTCAAGCTGGCCGACGGCTACCGGTGGGACCCGCGCGCGGTCAAGTCCTTCCTCGACAAGAACATGACGAAGGCCGACTGGGACTTCGTGCAGAGCGTCTGGGAGATCTTCGACCAGAACAAGGCCGCGCTCGACGAGCTGCAAAAGCGCGTCACCGGCGTGGGCCTCGACCTGGTGCAGGCCGACCGCTTCAGCACGCCTCACGGCGAGTACGAGGGCGGCTACTACCCGATCGTCTACGACGCTGCGCGCGACCTGAAGTCCGAGACGCATGCCGAGAAGAACGCCGCCGACACGCTGTTTCCGAACGGCTACACCCGTGCCACGACGCCCAAGGGTTCGACCATCTCGCGCGTAGAGGGCGTCAAGCGCCCGATCCAACTGTCGCTCGACGTCGCCCCCTGGAAGATCGGCCAGACACTGCACGACCTTGCCTTCCGAGAAGCGATCATGGATGCCGACCGGATCCTGGGCGACGGCTCTGTCAAGCGCGCTTTCGACGACGTCTTCGGCAGCGAGTACCGCAAGACCCTGCGGCCGTGGCTCAAGCACGTGGCCAATGCCCGCAACATCGACGACGCGGCGATCAGCTGGATCGACAAGGCGATCTCCACCGCGCGCACGAACACCGTGATGGTGGGGATCGGCTTTCGACTCTCGACCGTCCTGAAGCATGACCTGACCGCGCTCGCCAACTCCATCGGCGAGATCGGGGCCAAGGAAATGTTCACAGCCACGCGCGACCTGTACCGGCCCGGCGACGACGGCAGCAACTCCTGGCAGTTCATCTTCGAGAAGTCGGCCGAGATGAAGTACCGCCAGGTGGCCTACGACAAGGACATCACCGCGCAGTACGACAAGCTGATCGGCGACAGCCGATACACGGCGTTCCAGAAGGCCGCGCAGCACTACGGGCACCTGGCCGTCTCGAAGCTGGACATGGGCACGGCTGGCCCGGTGTGGCTGTCGTCCTACCGCCGCGCGCTGGCCGAGGGCCGCAACGACGCCGACGCCGTGTACCTGGCCGACAAGTCCGTGCGCAACGCCCACGGCGCCCAGGGCATCACCGACACCGCGGCGATCCAGCGCGCCAAGGGCGCGGCGCAGCTGATCAACATGTTCTACGGGTTCTTCAACCACGTCTACAACCGCCAGCGCCTGATCGCGATGGATGCCTCGGCCGGCGCGAAGAACGTACGCAGCGGTGAGTACAAGGCCGCCACGAAGAACTTCGCCAGCGTGCTCGCGCGCAGCTTCTGGTACATCGCCGTGCCGGGCTTGATCGAAGCCATCGTGGCCACGCAGGGCCCAAACGAGAACAAGGACGAGAGTTGGGGCGGCTGGGCCGCCAAGGCAGTCCTGGGTTCGGTGCCTGCTGGTATTCCGATCATGCGCGACATCGCCAAGGCGATCGTCGAAGGTCGCGACTACGAAGGAAGCCCGATCGTCAACGCTGTGAACAACGTGATCCGCGGCGGCATCGAGGTCTCGCACGCGCTCCACGGGGACGAGCTCAAGCCCAGCGCCGGCAAGCACATCGCCACCGCGGTCGGCCTGGTCACCGGGCTGCCGACCGCGGCGCCCTTCACCGCTGGCAAGTTCCTCTGGGACTACGGCGCGGGCGAGGCCGACCCGCAGTCGATCTCCGAGTGGTACCGCGGCCTCACGAGCGGAAAGACCGACAAATGAACCAGTTTCAAACGGCCCGCCCAGCCCGAACGCTGGCCTCCCTCCTCAGCAGCGAGAAGGCTGAAGCGGGCCGACCCTTTCCCAGGAGCACGCCATGACGTCCCCGACTACCGACCGCCGCCAGGGCCTTGTTGGCAACACGCCGATCAAGGCGCCCGTCGCCGTTGCCACCACGGGAGCGATCGTGCTCTCTGGTGAGCAGACGATCGACGGCGTCCTGACTTCCTCCTCTCGGGTACTGGTCAAGGATCAGGCCGACCAGACAACCAATGGAATCTACGACTCGAGCTCTGCGGCCTGGACGCGTGCTCAGGATGCGGACGGCACTTACGATTTCGCCAATGGCACGCTGGTGCTGGTCTCGGGCGGGTCGGTCAACGCCAACTCCATGTTCCGGCTGAACACCGCGAGTCCGGTTGTCGGCACGTCGTCCCTGATCTGGGCGGTGCTCAACAACCTGCTCAACCTAGCCAGCCAGATCGGCGCCAGCTTGGTGGGGTTCCTGCAGTCTGGCATCGGCGCCGTGTTGCGCACGGTGCAGGACAAGCTACGCGACCGGTTCAGCCTCGAAGATCAGGGCTGTGTTGGCAACGACGCGACAGACGACTCGGTAGCGTTCCAGGCCGCAATCGACGCGATGTCTCTGCGCGGCGGCGGAACGCTGCATGGCACGCCGGGCAAGACCTATCGGTGCACCTCGTCGCCCATCATCAAGGACAACGTGTGGGTCGACCTGAAGGGCGCGAAGATCCACCTGGTTCTTTCGGGCGCGTCCGATCAAGGGGTGCGGCTGCGCAACAACGCACGGATTGTCGGTGGCACGATCTCCGTCACAAGCAGCGGCGCGCCAGGAACCCAGGCCGGTATTCATGCCCCCATCAATGTCGGCGCACTGGTCTCGAATGCCGGTACTGTGGGCGCGCCGTCGGCCGACGAGGGCGTGTCTGGCTGGCAGATCCGCGACATGATTCTTTCGACCGATCGCGCCGGAAAGGCGGCGATCCAGGTCACCGGCGGAGCGAACAACGGCCTGATCGAGAACATCACGATTCCCGACAGCGCCACGGTAGGCCTTGGCGTCGCGCTCGACTGGAACTACCTGGGCGTCCTGGACAGCTCCAGCAACGCCGGCATCGTCGCGGGCAAGGTCGCATTCTTGGCCAGCACGATGTACACGACGCACCCGCACAACATCGCCATTCGGAAAGTCAAGATCGGGAACCTCTCCTACGCCACGTCCCACGGTGTGCGCTGGTCCGGCGTGTACCACTGCAGCGCAGAAGACGTCGAGGTTGCGGGCTGCACCTTCGCGGGCTTCTATCACACGGCCGGCGATCCCGGGTTCGAGTTCGCGCCCGTCGCTGTCAAGCCGTTCCGCCACAAGCTGCTGAAGGTCAACCGCTTCCATGTGCTGAACGCGAACAATGGCTTCGGCCTGTTCTGGGATGCCTACGCGGACAACGTCGCCAACGCCGTGGCTGGTGTCGGCTACGTCCCGCTGCTTGCTCCGATCCAGGAAATCGACTTGGTGCTTTCGCAGGCCCGCACCATCGGCACGGGCGGCAACGCCGGCATTCGCGGCCAGTACTGCATCGGCGGCCGGGTCGAGGACTGCGAGGCAACGGGCCACCTGGTGGGCGGCCTGGCCGAGATCTCCGGCGACGACATCCAATTCATCCGCGGCCGGTACTACGGCAATGTGCAGGACAACCTCAAGGCCGACAACGCCACGACGCCGCCGAAGAACACGCGGTTCCTGGACGTCGAGTCCTACAGCGCTGCCGCGACCTACGCAGGCATCAACCTGGCCACCTGCACGCGGCCGGTGGTGCGCGGCGCCAAGCTGGGTCGCGCGACCGGCGAGACGCAGACGAATGCGGTTCGCGTGCAGTCGGCGACGATCGAAGCCGATGTCCGCGACAACTACTCGTATGGCGTGGCGGGCGGTGGTACGCACTATGCGATGGCCGGCAACAACGACTACGGCTCGCTCTGGCTCTACGCGAACAACCGCGGGGTTGGCGGTACGCTCTACAGCGGCGTCAACATCATCCCTTATGGCGTTGTCGGACATCCTCTGGCCGTTGGCACGCCGCGCGACTTCACGGCCATGCGGGCTACGTTGACCGGCGACCTCACACCGCCCGCGAGCTTCGCTGGCATCGTCGGCGATCGGATTTGGAAGATCGACTCGACGGCCGGCGGCTACATGGGAAGCGAGTGCAGTGTCGCCGGCTCGCCCGGAACCTGGTTCGGCTTCGCGGCCCGGAGTTGAGCGGTGAACATCGACCAACGCCCGCAACAGGAACGCCGGATGAAGTTCACCGAAGATCAGATGGCACAGCTCGAGCATGTCGTCCAGGCGGCTCTCACTGGTGTGAATCTGCAACTACAGAACGGCGAAAAGCGCATGGACGGCTTTGCGATCGACATCGCCACGTTGGCAGAGAAGCAGGAGACGAACAACGTCAAGACGAATGCGATGTACGAGACCTTCGACACGGCGAAGAAGGGGCTCGTTCTGCTGGGCACCATCGGCGGCGGCCTGAAATGGGTTGCCGGCATCGTGGCGGCAATCGCTGCAACCTGGGCCGTGATGAAGGGCAAACAACCATGACGCGCACCACCGACCCCGATCCCAAACCGTTCCAGCCTCTTGGCCCGGCGATCAAGCCCTGGCCGAAGGATCACGACCCCGGCTGGAAGCAGAAGCCCGACGCCGCGCCCGGCATCCAACAAGACCGCGACGGCAACCTGCGCACGAATCTCCCGCTTCCGAAAGGCACGCCATGACGACCATGATCCACGACGCCGAGTCCCTGCTCATCGCCGAAGAGGGCCGAGAGACCGAGGCCTACATCGACAGCCTCGGCTTCTGGACGAACGGCATTGGCCACAAGTACACCGACGGCCAGCCGCACCCAGGAGAGATCTGGGGCGGCGCCAAGGTCGACGCGGTCTTTGCGGTTGATTTCGCGCACGCGCGAGACGGCATCGCAGCCCACTGGCCGGCCATCCGCTCGCTCGACCCGGTGCGGCAGGCCTATGTCGTGAGCATGGCGTTCCAGATGGGCGTTGGTGGCGTGCTGGGCTTTCCGCACACGCTGGGCTGCCTGGCTGCCGGGGATTGGCATGGCGCCCATGACGGCGTGCTGGCGTCGAAGTGGCATTCGCAGACCAAGGGCCGCGCCGAACGCTGCGCCGCTGCCTTCTTGAGCGGCCAATGGCAGCAGGTGCCGTGATGTTCAAGATCCTGCGCGAGGTCTTCACGGGGATCGATGGACAGAGCCATGACCTTGCGCGCTATTCATGGGCCTTCTCGTGGCTGTCCGTCACGGGCGCAGCGCTGATCCATGAGGCTCGCGGCCATGACGTCGATTTGACAGTTCTGGCGGCGGCCTATGTGGCAGTCGCAGCAGGCCATGCAGGCGCGATCTACATGAAGCGTTCGACCGAACCATCTCCACCAGAGGCTCCCAAGCAATGACCCCCGAAGAGACCGCAGCCGTTGACCACTTCCACCAGCTGCTCGACGAAGCGCGGGCACCCTGGTCCCTACGCGTGAAGCTGATCATCGGAGCGTGCATCGCCGTGTTGGTGGTGCTGGCGCTGGTCGCTTTCTGGCCGGCCAAGCCCATCCACGAGGACGTCACCGCGGCGCCGCAGGTGCGCCAGGCCGACCAGTCCGTGATCGCCGAGCGTGCGCCCGATGCCCACCCGCCACCAGCGCGCCACATCATCCCCCGGGGCTACGTCGAGGAACGGCGGCAGTCCATCACAGTCGCGCCCGCGCCGGCCGCGTCGAGCGTCGAGGTGGACCTGTCCCTGGTTCGCAAGGGTGACGAGCGCCGCGTGATCGCCAGCAGCCCGGACGGGACCATCCTTCAGGCGATCGACATCCCCATCGAAGCAGCCCTGATTCCGCCGCCTCCCAAGCGCTGGGCGGCCGGTCTGGGCTACTCGACCGAGCGCGAGGTAGGCGTCTGGCTCGAGCGCGACATCGGCAGGCTGCGGGTGGGCGCCGAGGTGTCGAAGGGGGCCGGCAAGCCCCGGGCCGAAATCCGGGTAGGCGTCGCCTTCTGATCGTGACCCGCCGCCTCACCGCCTCCGATGTCATCCTGGCGGTGCTGCTGGCAGTATTGTTCTGGTGGCTGACGAAGCCGGTGAAGGGTTGAGGCGCTCGACGAAATCCCGATCGCCAGTCTGAAACCCGCATGGATGCTCAAATGCGACCCCGGCTCGGGGCACCAGAATAGTGCCACCAGAGAATCTCCAAGAGTAGCCAAGCGCCGATTTCTATTCGTGGTGTGCATCTTCAGGCACCCATGAGCGCCGACTAGAATCGCTTCGCCATCCCGACTGGAGCCCGACCGGCATCCCGCTCGGGAAACCTGGGGGAGCGATGGCCTACATTCGGAAGGTGCGGGGGAAGTGGAAGGTCGAGATCGAGCGCGCTGGCGTTCGGACGTCGAAGACCTTCGACCTCAAGGCGACGGCGACGGCCTGGGCGGCGCGGGAAGAAGCGGCGATCCTTGATGGCGCGCGCGGCCAGTTCCCGCGGCGCACAGTGGCGGAAGCGCTGGAGCGCTACGAGCGCGAGGTGAGCGTCGACAAACGCGGCCGGCGCGCAGAGGGGCTACGCTTCACCGCCTTCCAGCGGGATTTCTCATGGCTGGCTGCCAAGGTACTGCACGAGGTTGGCACCGATGACCTGAACCGCTGGCGGGATGCCCGGCTCAAGGTCGTATCCAAGGGCTCAGTTCAGCGCGACATCAACCTCCTGCGCAACGTCTGGTCGATCGCACGCGACGAGTGGAAATGGTGCGGCGAATCGCCATGGAAGGGGCTGAGGATGCCCGGCGACAACCCGCCGCGGGATCAGCTGCCAACCTGGCGCGAGATCCGGCGCATCGTGCGCTGGCTCGGCTATCGCACCGGCCGGCGGCCGACGACGAAATACCAAGAGGTGGCCTGGGCCTTCATGGTGGCGCTGCGGAGCGCGATGCGGGCTGGCGAGGTGATGGGGCTCGAATCCACGAGCGTGGATCTCGTTCGGCGCACGGCCCGCCTGGGGACGCACAAGATGCTCGAGGCAGAAGGAGTGCGGGTTGTGCCCCTGACGCGCGGCACTGTGCGTCTCCTGGGCGTGCTGATGGCCGGCGTGACCGGATCACCATGGACGATCAAGGCCGCTTCGCTCGATGCCTTGTTCCGCAAGGGTCGGGATGCGTGCCTGCTGAAGCATCTGCACTTCCACGACTCTCGGGCCATGGCGCTGACGATGCTCGCGCGCCGCGTTGATGTCATGACCCTGGCGCGCGTGTCTGGGCATCGCGACCTCAACCTGCTGTTGCGGACGTACTACCGAGAGAGCCCGGAGCAGATTGCAGCGCGTCTGTGATGCCAAGATAGGCGAACACATCGGCGCGGCGCCAGGCTCGGTTGCGCTGCGACGTCTGGAACGCAGGCCGTGGGAACTTCGGATCGGTGACCTTCTTGTCGCGCGCGGTCTTCGGCGTGACGTGCATCAGTTCGGCGATCTGGTCGATGGTGAGGGTTTCGCTCATTGCGCTACTCCTTCGCTGGGGCTGCGTCAACCGAGATGATGGCGCAAGCATTGATCACGCCGCCAAGAAATGCGCCTAACGCGCAGATCGCTGCGCCATGTCCGGATGCGACAGTAGCGCCAGCGCTCATGCCGACGATGAATGTATCGATGCGACTCACTTCATCTCCTTCGCTGGCATTGCAGCAAGAGCCGCGCGCAGCTTCTTAAGTGCAGGATCGATGTAGTTATCGATGAACCCCGCGCGGCCCGGAAGGCAGTTGCTCGCGATCTTGGGCTGGACATTCGTCAGCAGCTCCTCGACTTCGCGAATCACGCCCAACGTAGCCGCTCTGGCGCTGACGATGGCAGCGCGGAGAGCTTCGCGGGCATCCCCGAAAAGCATAGCTGTTTCGGCGCACTGGTCGAGCTCGTAGGTGTGCCATGCGTAGGCCATCTTGTCCGCCAACCCCATCACCCGCTCCACGTCGAGAGGCGCGGCCTGGGAAGCCTTGAGGGCGATGTGCTCTTCAAGCGAGACTTGATCGCGATACCAGTCGGCATCGTCATGCACGTAGCCGAACCGAGCGCAGAGCGAGCGATGGAAGTTCTTGAAGGCAGCGCGCAAGAAGTCGGCGCTACCCTTATCCTCCAGTCTCTCCCGCTCCAGCCGCGCAACCTGGTCGCGGAGGGCGGATAGCTGGGATTCGGCGTAGACCTTGTGCTCGCCGGGCGGAATGTCTTGCAGCCCCGGCTCCCATTGCAGGAGCAGGCCAGCGAAGCCCCACGGCGTTTGAGCACCGCGCTTGATTGTCGCAACCGGCAGGCTTGCCGTAGGGGATGCGGGACTAGAGGGGGTGCTGGTCATGTCAACTTCCGATCAGAATAAAGAAAATCAGAAGCGCGGCAATCAACCAGCCGACGTGGCCGCAAACGATCAGGGCCACGGCGGCAGACAATGCAGCGACTGCGACGATTGTCCAAGCAGTATTTTCGCTCATGACTGCTCCCCCTTCGCTGCTTTCCCCGCAGGGGTAGTGAGCGCCAGAACCCGCGCCATTTCTTCTACCCCGAGCGTCCACGATGATCCCGCAAACCCTGCGCGATGCATCAGGTCGATCACGGCCTCCGTCTCCACTTTGACGGGGGCCATCGCCTCGGGCGGTTGGGGTGCGGTGCGACGTTCCTCGTTGAACGCAAAACCTCGCTTGCCCGGCGTCTCCTGTGCATCCGCATCCTCGGTGCCTACCTTTTTGGCGGGAGAGGACAGGGTGGCGAGGACGTAGCGGTGAGCCATCACTGTGGGGCTGGCGGGATTCATGAACCCGTGAGGCCCCGGGCCGTCGCGGAGGTGCACGTTGTGCCATTCGCCAGTCGACGACGACGGGGACAACCAAACTTCTGATGGCGGCGTGGACACTTCGGCAGACGCGCTTGAGGTGCCTACCTTGGCGGCAGGAGGGGTAGCGGCGCATTCGTCGAGAACGTCGTTGAGCAGCCAGTACGCGTGCTCGTTGAGTTGCGCTTTTCCGCTTCCGTTCGGGCCGGCGCGATGAACCGCCCACGCGAGTCGGCCATCCTTCGACAAGGACATAGAGAGCATGTCGCCAGCCTTGTTCTGCCAGTCCAGCGAGATTTCTCCATCGAGATCGCGGCCCAGTTCGTCGTGCGCTTCCGGCACCGCTACTGCACTTCCCAGCCTCGCGCGATCATCCATGACAGCGGCGCGGGCGTAGGCTTGCATACCAGTCACGATATGCGGCTTGGCGGCATTGAGTACCCAACCGGGCAGTTCCGGCAGCTCTACGGGTGTGATGTTGTCCATGGGGTGGGTCATTGGGCTTCCTTTGTTGCGATGGCTGATCGGAGTCTGGCGATCTCTGCATCTTTGGCGTCGATGATCATGACGACGTGAGCGATGATTCCGCTGCCGATTCGCAGACTTCCGTTCTTGTTCTTGACCCACGCGTGTTCGCATTCACGAAGAAATTCGATCGTTTCATCATCGGATGGGATCAAGCACATGGGGTCTAGTCCTTCGAAAGTTGATCAACGATGGCGATACGCCGCCCGACCCAGCGCGCGCAGTTCGTCGCCCAGGAGTTGCCGAGCGCCTTGTAGCGCGGGCCGTCGGCGGCAGGCTTGCCGCGCCAGGTGATGGCGGTGTAGCCATCGGGGAAGCCCATCAGCCGCTCGCACTCGGTGGGCGTGAGACGGCGCACCTGCATCGACGGAACCATCACGCCATTCGTCGATCCGTTGGTGTCGATCGGGCCATTGATCGGGCCATTGATCGGGTTTTGCCGGGCATTGAAAGCGATGGCCGGCGCGTGCGCGCCCTTCGCCAGCGTGTGGCAAGGATCGCCCGGCTGCGGGTTGCTGCGGTTCTCGCGCGAAGTGATCTGAGTGGGGTCGGATGCAATGCAAGGCGCACCGCCGCTTGCTCGGTCGATGTTCAGGCCGCACGTCGCTGCGACGCCTTGGTGCAAGTCGATGTTGGAGCCACGAGTCTGGAACGACACCAGCCCGAGGTTCATCGCGTCCTGGCCAGTCTGCTCGCCGATGCTCGCCGTGATCGTGGGAGCAACATCGAAGGCACCCCCGTTGGTAGGAATCAGCGTCTCCGACTCCGCGTCCATCCGGCCTACCCCCCCCTTCGCGTTCAGGCACATCGACACCAAGCCGTTGATGTCCTTGAACCCGGGGTGCGCATCTCCGTTGCTCGTCATCGTGCCGGCAATGAGTTGCCCTGCGGCAGCTTCGTCAGCCCCTACGCGCCAGCCGCTACCTGGGCCAACGCCTGCAAGAGCGCCGATGGCAGAACCCGTCCCCGCTTGTCGGCGCGGCGCAGGATCCCCGCGCAGGCTTTCGCGCTCAAGAAGTACCGCAGCGGCACTTCGCCAGTCTCCAAGACATCCGACAACGAACACACGGTTCCGTCGTTGGGGGACGGCGCGCCCGTGGCCGTCCACTCGCACATATTGAGCGTCCAGAACGCGGTAGGCGAACCCATACCCGAGGAAGCCCAGGAGCCCGAGGAAGGCACCAAATTCCCGTCCTCCGTTGCTTGACAAGACGCCGGGGACGTTCTCCCAAACCAGCCAGCGGGGCCGATACTTTGCAGCAATGGCACCAAAGGTGAGCATGAGTTGGCCACGAGGGTTATCCAGTCCTGCTCGGAGTCCAGCGTTGCTGAAGGACTGGCAGGGAGTTCCTCCGCAGAGAAGATCGAGGCTTGCATCGGGCCAGTCCTTGAAATCGGTCATGTCGCCGAGGTTCGGCGTCTTCGGGTAGTGGTGAGCCAGCACGGCGCTCGGGAATCGGTCGATCTCGCTGAAGGCCCAGGGCTTCCAGCCGAGCGGCGACCAAGCGACAGATGCCGCCTCGATGCCGGAGCAGACGGACAAGTACTTCACCCGCGATCCCCATCCACCAGGCTGCCAGCATCCTGAGCGAGAGGGGTAGGGGTGGCGCCGATAATGGCTTTCACGACGGGGCCGTTCAGGTCGAGCGCGAACTTCCCGGGCGACCACGACAGGGGCGTCATGGCGCCGAGCACCGCGTTGAAAGCGTCCATCGCGTCCCAAATTTCCTTGGGGAGGTCGCTCTCGTCGTGATCCTCGGCGAAGCAGTCCTCGAAAAAATCCGAGTTGAGCGGAAGAGGCATACACGGCTCGCAGACCATCAGCCGCATGTCCGCCAGAGTGATCGTCTCGTCATCGTCGGACATGGCGTCTAAGATCGCGTCGAAGTCGCTGTAGTACTCGTCGGTTCGCTGGGAGTACAGCATCGCGATGCCGTCCCAGTCCTTGCGGTCGCGCTTCTCGAATTGTTCGATGTCCGCCAAGTCTCTGCAGCCATCGCAGGCGAGCCAGCGCTTCTCGACCGGCTTACCGCAGCGGTTGCACTCGACGTGAGTGCAACCTGCATATCGGGCGATGTCCTCATTGTCGCCATAGAAGATGCCGCCCCTGGAAACCCAGCCGTAAATATCGGTGCGGAAGGTCGCGGCCTCAGGCGCGCTGCGCATCACGACCAAGTCTTTCTCGGCGCTTGTCTTACTCATATTCATCTCCTTGGCGGTTTGATAGAAGGGGGAGAGTGATCAGCCCCTGCGATAGATCTTGGTGAACGCAGCGGCGACGCAGAAGCCGCGCGAGCGGGCGACGTTGGCGAGTTGTGCGCGGAGATGATGGCTGGCCGGCGACTGGCGCAGCAATCCGAAATAGCTGTTGATCTGGTCGAACTCGTCGACCTTCGCGGCATTGCCGATGCGCTTCAGGGCGTTCGGCAGCGCGTTGGCGCGCGGCGAACGGTGCCAAGGGCGGATGACATGCCCCACGAAGTCGATACCGCGCTCTACGGGCTGCAGAACGGTCTTGCGTGGGTTCAGGTGGGCGCCGAGTCGTGCAGGCAGAAAGTCACGGATGCGCGCGTGCCATGCGCTCAGCGCGGCCGTCGACTCATGGAGCAGCACGAAGTCGTCGACATAGCGCACATAGTGCGGGGCGCGCAGCTGGTGCTTAGCGAACTGGTCGAACGCGTCCAAGTAGACGTTGGCGAAGAACTGCGACGACAGGTTGCCGATCGGCAAGCCGGTGTCGGCCGGCGCATTGAACAGGCTCTTGTGCGCCGGCACCAGGCGCAGCACCTGTGCCGGCGAGCGCACGTCGACGTCGGCGCGCGGGTCGTGGAACAGCACGGTCTCGGCCAGTGCCTGCCACCAGGCGCCGTCGACGCGCGGCACCAGCTGCTCGCGCAGGACGTGCTTGTCGATCGCCACGAAGAAGTTGGCCAGGTCGCACTTCAGATAGGCCGCGGGCCGCGACCAGTTCTGCGTGATGCTGCGCACCTGGGCCTCGAGGCGTTGGGCGGCGTACAGCGTGCCGCGGCCCGGAATGCAGGCGCAGCTGTCGGCCGTGAACGACCGGTAGAAGCGAGGCGAGATCCGGTTGTGAAGGAGGTGGTGCACCACCCGATCGCGGAAGCCGGCCGCCCAGATCTCGCGTGGCTTGGGACGCAGCGTGACGAAGCACGTCGATCGTCCAGGCCGGTAGGCGCCTGAGACCAGATCCGTATGCAGGTCACACAGGTTCTCCTCGAGGTGGGCCTCGAATGCGAGGGCACTCGCGCTGTTGCGCTTCGTGCGCCGGCAATCGAGGTACGCCTCGAGGAGCAGGGAAAACAGGTTGGAACTTGCGGACGGCTCGAGCGCAGTTGTTGTTGTCGACGTGGTTCGTGTTCTGGTTGCCGTTGTCGAAGTTCTGGATCCACGCGTTCGAGCCAAAGTCGCGCTTTCCACGTCGCCAGGCCGAAGGCTTTCGCCGATCAGCTCGGCAACTGCACCGGACAGAACTGGACGTGCCAGCCGGTTCCCGAGTGCGTGCATATCCGTGGCCTCGTGAGCCAGGGGCGCGACCAGATTCCAGCGCACGGGCATGAGGGCCTTGACCGTCATGCTGCAGGCGCCCTGTTGGCGGACTTGAGCCAGCCACCGGCCTGACTGCCGATGCTTCCGAGCAGCTCCATCGACTCGGCCCACAGCTTCGGCGCCGTCAGGTACCGCGCGTCGTGGCACACGCGCAGCAGCACGGTGACGGCACGCTGCCGCTTGAGCAACTCCTGGATGTACGCCGCCCGCACCTCGCGCTGCGAAGCATTGGCGAGCGCCATCAGGTCGAGCATATCGATGCAGTGCTGCATGATCTTCTCGCCCAGCAGGCGCTTCACGCTGCGAGGGAGCTGCTCCTGCACCCTCACCGCAAGAGCGAGCAGGCGCACGCCAGTACGGTGGATCGGCAGTTGGTCGTGGATGGCCATGTAGCAGGTCTCAATTCAAAGGACTGAAGGACTCAAGGATTCAATCTGCGGACGGCTCGAGCGCAGTGGCTGTCGTCGACGAGGAACGCGTACTGGCAGCCGAAGCCGAAGCCCTGGACCCACGCGCCCGAGCCGCTCTCGTTCTTCTCGCTCGACCAGTACCACCGGGCCTTGAAGCCGGCGTTGGCGTTGGCGAACAGCAGCGACTGCTCGCGGCGCGTGGGAAGCTCTCCACCGGCCTTCGTGGCCCAGGCCTTGGCATCAGCCCAGGTCGCTTCGGTTTCTCCCGGCAACAGCACCAGGTGGTGCGATGGCGTGCCGTCGTCGTTCAGGATCAAGCCGGCGTAGGTCTCGCCTTCGGCCAGCACGATCGCGGTGTGCTGCAGGTTGACGATGCGCGGCTGCGCGCGCTCGAACGCGACGATCTTGTCGGCCAGGCGCGCGTGATCCGACTTGATCTCTTCGAGGGTGATAGTCATGGTGCGTGACTCCTGGAAGGATCAAAGGACCAAAGGAATCATGCGGACGGCTCGAGCCCAGCGGTCGCCGTCGACGTGGCCCGTGCCCTGGCTGCCGTGGCCGAAGTACTGGACCCACGCGAACGAGCCGCCGTAGGCCTCCAACGTCCAGTGCCATTCGGACTCGAACTGGTCTTTCGCGTTGGCGAAGAGCATGGCCGCGGCGGGACGGGCCGGAAGCTCACCTCCGACGCTTTCGGCCCACTTCTTCGCGTCGGCCCAGTTCAGCTCTTCGCTGGGCTTGTCGGCGAGGAGGACGACGGCGGCGTGCGTGCCATTGGGCAGCGTGAGGATGCCGGCGAAGGTGCCGCCTTCGAGGGGCGCACCGAGCGCGAGCGCCGCGACGACGGCGAACTGGATGGTCTTCTTGGACTGGATGGTCGTGGTCATGGGTGCCTTTCGTGGCGGGTTGGAAAGAAGAAGCCCTGCGCGGGTGCGCGGCGGCCGGAATCGCTGGTGCGTAGGGAGTCGACGCGCGGGCGGCTGCGGGCGGAAAACTGGGTCAGGCCTCGGCTGCGCCGGCCGTCTCGGCGACTGCGTCCGGGTGGTACTTCTTGAACGGCAGCGGTTTGATGTGCTCGCCGTGGAACTTGCCCAGCGACTCGGCGCCGATGAACTTGGCGTGGGTCTCGGGCGAGACGTCGCCGTAGCAGTAGACCGGGGCGGGTGTCTTGTCCCAGCGCGAGAAGCGAACGGCGAGAATGTGTGTTTCCTTGTCGTAGCCGATGGCGTCGATCTGCTTGCTCTCGACCTTCACGAGTTCGATGGGCGGGCGCGGGCCCGCCTCGAAGGACTGGGCGGCGGGGAAGTTCTTGGTCATGTGGTGGGTCTCAGGTTGAGGTGAGGGACAACTCGCCGACAGGCGTCGGCTTCTTCAGACGACGCGGGTCGACATAGCGCACCGCCTCGCGTTCGTTCATCTCGAGGCGGAAAACGACGCCCCACTCGGCCACCGCGTGGTCGATGACCTCGTCGATGAACTTGGCGTAGGCGCGCACGCCTAGGCTCTCGGTGGAGCGGCGCACGCGGCGCGGCGTGGCGCGCTTGGCGCCGGGCATCTTCTGCATCACGTACTCGGGCTCGCGCTCGAGGATCAGGCGGCGGAAGTACTCCTTCCAGACGTCGGTGGTGAAGCGCTCGCCAGCGACGCGCACCTGCTCCGAGATCTGGGTCAGGACAGGGCCGTGCAGGAACTTGCGCTGCTGGATGCCGACGGGTTCCACAGCCACGCTGACGGTCAGCAGCACCTGCTCTCCGTTGTCCAGCAGCGTGCGCGCGAGGTTCATCGCGGCGATGAAGTGCTCGCGCGCGGCGCCGGCGGTGCGCAGCGTGGCGCGGTACTCGTCGTGGAGGGCCATGGCGTCAGGCCGGCACGCCAGCAGCGGCTTCCATGCAGTGGCGCGCGATCGCGTGGCACAGCTGCGTGAACTGGTTCTCGGTGTACAGCTTCGAGCCGCGCGGCCCCGGCGCGCCTTCGAGGCCAACCTTGACCATGAAGGCAGCGCTCACCGTCAACTCCAGGCGATCGCTGATAGCGCCCAGGTTCAGGGTCGCCGGCTCGTCTGCGCGCGGTGCGGGCGCGGCTGCCATGATGGCTTTGCCGGCCGGGGATTCGCCGCGCGCGATGATGGGGGTAGGCGCTGGCGGCGTGAAGTCGCCGGTCAGCGTAGCCCGCTGCTTGGCGAACGCATCGGCATCGGCCTGACGCTGTGCCGCCAGCTCGGCCTGCGCCTTGGCCGTGGCCTCGCGATCGGCGCGCGCTTGCTCCTCGGCGCGGATACGCGCGGTCTCGTCTTCGCGGCGCGTCACTTCCTTGGCTTCGTGGTCAGCGATGCGCGTGCGGATCACCAGCGCCAGGTCATCGGGCGACTTCAGCACCAAGGCACCCACGTCCGAGAACAGGAACGCGTGGGCCTGGTGCTGGGCGAGCGCCGCCAGGCTCTGCTGGATGCGCTGGTAGTGGCCGTTGGCCTCGATCTTCACGCGGGCCAGCTCGGTGTCGACGGCGTCCCGCAGGCTGGCGACGGTGCGCTTGTTCTTGGCGGCGCCTGCGAAGTCCGCGGCGATGCGCGGCAGGTGGGGGCAGGCCATCGCCTGGATGTGCTGAGCGAATGCGGCGATCGCGCCGGCTACGATCTCGCCCTTGATCGCTTCCTTGCGCGCCTTCACGTCCTTGGTCAGCGCCAGCCGCACGTCACGGGCCTCGGCGCTGATCTCGTCGATGGTGCGGAAGAGGGCCTCAATGGTGGCAGTCTGCGCGAGCGCCTGCTGCTTGGCTGCGGCTAGGCGCTCTTCGGTGTCCTCGCACCACTTCACCGCCTTCTCTGCGTTGGCGAAGTCCTCGTCCGTCTTCAGCTCACGGTTCACGCTGCGGATCACGGCGAGCGCCGCGGTCTTGAACGCCGCGAGGTTGCTGGCAGTGACCTGGCCCTTGACCTCGATGTGCAGCGCCGGCAGCGACTCGGGTGCCTTGCCTACCGGCGCCGGCGCGGCGGCCGCAGCCGGGACGTAGGCGGCCAGATCGGCCTCGAACTGCGCCCAGCCCGCGACGATGCGCGCGCGTAGCTCCAGGTCAGGCAGGTACCAGCAGTGACGCTCCTCGACCAGTGTCTCGCCGGCCCACTTCGAGGCCATGAACAGCAAACGTCCAGCGTTGGACACCTTCAATTGCTGCTCGTTCTGCACCCGGTAGACCATCGGCAGCACCACGTCCTCGGGGATCGTCAGGCCATCGTTGACTGGCATGCAAGCTCGCAGTTCGTCGTTCAGGCTCTTGTGCTCGAAGACGGTGTCCTCGGCCATCGTGATTCCGTCGAACGACGCTGAGTAGGCGCCATCGCTGGCCACCACTGGGTAGAGCGACTCCCCGATGATCAACTCGGCCAGCGGCCGGGCCTGCGCCTCGTACGCATGGCCTGCTGCGAAGATGCGCTCTTGCTCGGGCGTCGAGTCGCTGCGCAGGCCAGTGTGGCGCTCGTGCAGGAACTGACTACGGGTCTTGTAGGGCGAGACGCCCATCATGGCCGGCGCGTCGCTGGCGTTCCAGTGGTCAGCGCGGTAGGCGTGCCACTCGGGCGAACCCTGGACCAGGTCGTGGATCTTCATTGGGCACCGCCTTCCGCGGAGTCGTCGAAGCTCTCGAAGGCGGCGATGGCCTTCTTCTGGTCTTCGGTGAGTGTGTTCTTGCTGGAGAGCATCGAGATCAGCCCGGCGGCCGTCTTCTTGCCCGACTGGACGATCGTCTTCCAGGAAGCCTCTTCCTTGGCGAAGGCCTCGGCCGTCAGCTCGGGCGGCCCGCTCTTTGGCGGCGGCGGGGGGGGCGCGCCGGCGCTGCTTCCGCTCTCGGCCTTGTTCTCCATGACGCTGGCCCACGTAGCCTCGCCGTCGCGGATCGCGCCGTACAGGCCGCGCAGCTTCACCATCTCGGCGGGCGAGCAGGCGGCGACGTCGTGGCCCAGGTAGTCGGTCAGGTCCACCGCTCGCACGTTGATCTCGGCGAAGGCGTCGAGGATCTTGCGGCGCTCGGCGTCCGGATCCTTGGCAGCGGCGTCAAGGCGGACTGCCTTGATGATGTCGATGGCCTCGTCCTGCAGGTAGCCGGGCACCAGGCGCAGGCCCAGCGTGCGCATCGCCTTGGAGATCAGGGCGCCGCGGATGTTCAGGAGCTCGTCGCCCTTGGCTGGCACCAGATAGACGTTCTTGCCCCAGCTGTTCTTGCGCACACTGATGTAGGTGCCGTCGTCGGCCGGGTACTTGCGCTCGACGTACTTCGACACCGGCACGGTCATGCCCAGCGGCACGTTGCCCTCGATGTCGTTGACCTCGACGCGGTGGACCTCCTTCGTTTCGTCCTCGAAACTCATCTCGGTCTCGACGCTGATGTTCTTCATGCAGCGGATCGCGACCTCGACGAAGCGAATGCCCAGGCCCTCGACGCCGTCGCCAATGGGCTTGACGTAGTAGGCGGATTTGTTTCCCGCGAAGGACGGACGGCGGCACTCCTTCAGCAAGTCCTGGCGCACCTGATCCCAGTTGCGCGGGTTGCGGATGGCCATCACGTAGCGGGCCTCAGCGAGTGCCTTGGCGCGAGAGGCAGCAGCGGTGGCGGCGTTCTCGATGCCATATTGCTGGAGCGTTGGCGGCTGGAGGCCGCCGCTCGACGCAGTGAGTTCGTTCATGCTTGTCTCGGGTTGAAGGTCAGGGAAGGAAGCGGGGTGCGCGCATGAAGTCCCACAGCGCGCACAGGAAGCGGCGCGCTCGGCGCAGGCGCGGGATGCGATGCACCGTGATCGCGGGGCGCACCATGACGACGGAATGCGGTCGCATGGGGGTGGCGTTGGCCAGCTCGCAGTCGCACGCGGTGCGACCCTGGTTGCAGTTGCCACGGCACGCTGGCAGTGGGCGCGCGATGCCGTGACGGTCGACACCGCCG